CCTGCACTATGATCCCATCTGCAAACAATTCCTTTATGGTGCGGATGGGCCACGAAATTATCTTGGGATGATCTAGCAGGATTGTACTATTGTTTTATGATTATGGTAACATGATTCGATATCGGTAGTGAGTGGAAAATATGTATCAAATGGTGGTCAGTGATGGACGTGGGAACTTGAGCCGCTATCCAGCGGAGATTCTATTTCGCAACCATGCTGGCGTGATGGTCAAGGTTGAAACTCCTACTGGAACCATCAGGCGGATGATGGATCATTCGCTCAAAGGATGGTTTTCAGGAAACTCCAATCGGCGCAAGCCGGATTGTTATATGGAATGGCATCCTTAAAAGTCGATCCTCTTTCGGTCATCCGATTTCAGACAAAAGTGAATCGCTCTCTGGAAAGAACCTATCGTGAAAATTCGATGGTTCAATTATCGGCGCGATGCGTGATCTTGCAGACTGCGATTGATACTTTTTGCACGAAGTGTAAGTATGGAGATGATGGAATCAGGGCCATTTCCCATCGCATCAAGACGTGCGTGAACGGTGAATGTCCACTCCACCCTGTTCGTACTGGCACCAAAGGAACGAGTGCGTTATCCACGATGGTCAACGTACAGTTGGAGGTTCAAAAGTATGGCAAGCCAAAAAAGATAGGCTGGACGAACGAAGAAGATCAAGACTTGCTCAATCGCACAGCTAAACATCATAATTTGCGACGCATTGCCTTGGAAACGAATCGTTCATTTGATGATGTCAGGGAGCGATTAAAGATAATTCGTAAGATGTTAAAGGCAGAAAAATTGTTAAAATGAGGTGAACGGCATTGAACAGTAAAGGTCTCGTCGAGCTATTAGAGATTAACCATCCAGATCATCAGTTGCCTGATGATGGCTTTCAATTGTTAGTGGATTCAGAATACTTTAATAAATTTCCAATGATGTTTTTACCATTGGCAAGTGTTTCAACACTTGGATTCAAGTTATTCGAGGAACCTCACCGTGATGACCTTGAGTTAATCACGCGCTATCATGGCATTGAACATCTTGGCAATTTATCTGATGATGACATCATCAAGTATCGTGGTCGCGGTATTTTTAATAAAGCGATGATTGGAAGAAAGAATTATTGTGAATGTAGTAATGCAATAAAAGAAAACTTAATTGTTCATCCTAATATTTTAAGTGAAAATTGGAGTGTGATGGTAAAGGTTGCGAATTGGCAACTTGAGGAACTTGTTGTTAATCAAAAAATTAGGAAAATGGACGTATTTATTTCAACTTTACGTCTCAATGGGACAACCTGTTTCAGCAATATGAGAAACAAGAAGAAACTTAACCTATTTACTGAGTGGACAGCGAACTATCTGGAGAAAAGAAAATGCTCCATCGTGGAAAAGAAATAGTCAATTACAATCTGTTATTACAGCAGGTGGCTTATGAGACAGGGATGAAGGTTCCTGATATTGCAAGTTTTATTGATGTACTTATGAACATAGTGCGTCGTAATGTGAATCAGGGTTATTTAGTTGTAATTGATGGTGTTGGTACTTTTTATCGTAGAAATTCGGCAAAAGGAGATGAGTCAATCATCAATCTTTGTTCAGAAAGAGACTCTGGCATAGGGAATCACTTATGTGAAAAAATGAAGGATTCCAGAAAGATAAGGAAGAAGAAAATTGAAGAAAATGACCTTGCGTGATGTTGTCAGCACTTCAAGAACACTTGATATTGTTGAAGAAGATGGCAACGTCGTTCGCTGTGATATGGAGTTGGTAGAACGCATGGCGGCACAAGGGATGACGATGGGTCAGATTGCCGCGTTACTCGGCATCTCCAGGGAAGATTTACGCACGCGCAAGGTGATGGCAGATTATCTGTCGAAAGCAGTTGAAACGGGTAAATCTATTGGAATCAGAGCGGTTTCCGAGAAGTTGCTTGAACAGGCGACGGGTGGGAATACTATTGCGGCCATCTTCTATCTGAAGTCGGTGGCTGGATGGAGAGAAGCGGACAAGCGTCCGCCTGATGAAATGGATGATTCAGCAGGGGTCAAGATTTACCTTCCTGAAAAAGACAAGGATCAAGAAGATGATTAAAGAAGAAGACCTGATGCCCATTAGAAGGCATAGTGAATGGGTGGAAGACTGGTACAAAGAAAATCGAGATAGACTCACTAAAAGGGAAAGAACCTGCAATTATTGTGATAAAAAGGTTTTTGTGGTAAGTCGGTTTGCAAGATGGTTTTTATTTGACATCATTGATGATGTTGCAAAACTTCATCTCTGTGATGAATTTATCAATGCAACAGATGAGACGCATGAACAAGCAAAACGAAAAGGTATATTATCTCGATTAAGAGCAGGTCACATTCGGATGCAAAAGGCTCTCGTCAACCGGTTTGGTGCTGACCGACTGGATGGTTTACTTTGAAACTGATGCCGCAGCCGAAGCAGGAAAAGTTCCTGCGTTCCAATGCGGACATCGCTATCTTCGGCGGGGCAGCCTTTAGTGGAAAAACCTTTGCTTTATTGATGGAATGTTCGCGTTATAGTCAACATGGAGGGTTTGGTGCCGTCATCTTCCGGCGCGAATCGAAGCAGGTGGATAATGAAGGTGGCTTGCGCGATACCGCATTACAACTCTATGCGGGCCTCGCGGAGTATCGTAGTCAACCACAAAAGCAGTTCATCTTTCCATCCGGCTACCGAGTGTCACTGGCCCATCTGAATCAGGAAACGGATGTCGTCTCTTGGCATGGTTCGCAAATTGGACTGCTTTGTTTCGATGAGTTGACCACGTTCACGGAGTCAATGTTTTTCTACATGCTCAGTCGCAACCGCAGCACGGCGGGCATCAAGCCTCAATGTCGTTGCAGCTGCAATCCAGATTCGTACAGTTGGGTTGCCAGGTTCATTGACTGGTGGATCAATCAGGACACTGGCTTTCCAATCCCGGAACGGTCGGGTGTGGTGCGCTATTTGTTACGTCGCACCAATCAAGAAGGGCGATTTGGTTTGAACTGGGCGAGTTCGCGGGATGTTTTGCTGGCCGACCTGGGCTTTGGCAAACCGACCGAAGCCGTATTGAGTGCAGCCAGGGAACGGATGCGGACGGCCATCGAAAATGGTCAGTCGCCCGTAGATGGAACGGAGGAAATGGACTATTTGATGGAACGACAGGCCATCAAGTCTGTGACGTTTGTGCCGGGCAACATTTACGATAATCCCATCGGAATGAGTGCTGATCCGACGTACATTGCCAACTTGAAGGCGCAAGACCCGGTGAATCGGGCACGACTTCTAGATGGCAACTGGAAGGTGCGGCCACAGGCAGGGGCCTACTTCCCAGATCGGTGTGCCGTCGTAGTGGATGTCATTCCGTCCGACGTGACGATCTGGTTACGCTCCTGGGACTTGGCGGCTACGGAACCCAATGAATCGGAGACTGATCCTGATTATACCGTCGGTGCCTTGTTGGGCCGGCGTCCGAATGGAATCATTGTCGTTGCCGATGTGGTGCGATTTCGCAAGAACGCCAATATGGTACGCGAGATGGTGAAGGCCACAGCCATGCGAGATGGACGCAATACCCTCATCTATATCCCCACCGATCCTGGGCAGGCTGGACGGTATCAAATAGCATCGTACAGGGAATGGTTGAGCGAGTTTACTGTGCTCAGTAAGGTCATCACCAAGAACAAACTTGCGATGGCGGAACCCGCTGCTGCACTCTGGCAGAATAGATTGATTCATCTCGTCAATGGTGCTTGGAACGATGCCTTTATTAAAGAGTTGGACTTGTTTGACACTGGGCGCTACGATGACAGTGTGGATGCGCTCACGGGCGGCATCAGTATGTTGCCACAATCCACTCCAGAATATAGTGTCTACGCAAGGCGTTAATCATGGATTCCTCCATCTACAATGAAGCACCGCTAAAACCCAAGGTTCGCGCCTTGTTGAGTTCCGAAGTTGCCATTTCCAGGATGCTCGACTACTTCTTCTTTGTTGTTGATCCCGATGAATTGCTGGCCAAGGCAGGAATCGAGCGGTACAAGTTGCGGTCACTCACGCATGATGATGAGATTTTTCAGTGTATCGAGACCCGTGAGGACGCCATTCACGCCACGAACTGGCGCATTGAGAGCAACAATACCCGGATTGGGAAATGGTTGACGACGGCGCTGGAAGATTATGTCGATGGATTGCTGCGTGGTTTCATGGAGGCCATCTGGTATGGTCATTCGGTGCAAGAGTTGGTTTACGAATCCGTTGGGAATCGGATCGCCATTGCCCGTTGCGCCATCAAGCCGATGCAATGGTTCACTCTCGAGCAGGATGGAACCACATGGTTCACCGGAGATGATGGCCGTCGAATTCTGTGTGATACCCGCAAGTTTCTAGTGGCACGGCATCGTCCGCGTTATGATAATCCGATGGGTGAAGCCATCCTGTCGCGGCTTTGGTTCCCGGTGACGTGGCGTCGAGAAGGATGGTCGCTGTGGTTATCCTTCCTGCAAACGTTTGGCGAGCCTATCGTCATTGGTCAGGTGCCCAACTACAAAGAGTTCATCGCCGCCATGCAAAAGCAGGGTGTGCGTTCGGCGGTCGCCTGGCAATCCGTATCGGATACGGATCGAGTGACGACCATCAATGCCAGCACACCGGGCGAGTTCTCGGCCCTGGAGAATGCCATCCGCAGTCGCATCCAGCGGTTGATCCTGGGGCAGACGATGACCTCTGATGCAGCAGGATCGGGCAGTTATGCAGCAGCAGCGGTTCATAATCAGGTCAGAAAGGAGAAGGTAGCCGCGGACATCCGCTTCCTGACGCATCAAATGCAGGGCGTCCTTGATCGGCTGTGTGGACTGAATGGATTTGAACGGCATCGCTTCATTATGGCGGATGCGAATGGACTGGAAACGACGCGGGCTGCGCGTGATGCCGTCATGATGCCCGTCATCAAGGCCAGTGGATTGAAGTTCGCCAAGTCCTACTTCACGGATGTCTACGATTATCGTGAGGAGGATTTGGTAGAGTCCACTGAGGACACTACTACCACGATGAAACCTATCGAGCAGGTGCAAGACCAGGCTCCAGTGGATCAATCAAGGAAAGGACAGTCTGTAGTCGATGAGACTCCAGTGGGTCAATTAAGCTGATGGAACAGGAACTTTCATCGCTGTATGTAGCCGCCGTCTTGGCCGATACGATGGTGAGAAAAGGACAAATGCAAATCGTGGAAGAAACGAATGTTTCACTAGCGCATTTGCTGGATATGATTGAATTAAAACGTGAATTTAGCCGTCGTGTCTTGCGGTATCTTGGTTTTAAACGCAAGATCAGTTATGTTCGTGTTCGACCGGGGGTCTGATGGCCATTCGACTGGATTTACTTGCGGAAGGTAACGGTCTCAAGGATATCGAAGCCGAGTTGCAAGCCATCCGCAAGCGACTCGATAATGTCAAACCACTCCTGTCGGCCATTTCATCCATCTACTACGAAAGCACGATGACTCGCTTTCGGTCGCACACAGATCCCAGTGGGCAATCCTGGAAGCAACTCAAGCCGCGCACCATTGCCGATAAACGTCGGCTCCCCTCGATAGAGTCACCCTACTTTCAGTTGATCCGCACCGGAAAGATGCGTTCGGCCATAAAAATCCGCCATGTTGATGCCAACACGATCAGCATTGGACTGAAAAAGAGTGAAGTGCCTTATGCGGCCCATCATCAGTATGGCGCACCCAAGGCAAGTATCCCACAACGCAAGTTCCTTGGCGTCACCAAGGCCGCCAATGTTCAGGTTCGCAAGCTCATGGAACTCTTTTGTCAAGGACAGACACTATAAAAAATACTTGCATTTAACGATTCTTTGTGGTAAAGTGAGCACATATTATGGATGTTTTAGAAGTCTTTGCATCGCAACTGGTGGAGCATGGAGTTTCAGAGGCCCTGGTGAATCAAGTGACGGGTCGCGTTCGGAAGGAACTGGGAGGCCAGCAGCATTATGTGCGGGGGCATGATTACCGGGCGAGGGATGCTCAAGTGCGTGAGGAGTATCGAAAATGCCAGTCATGGAGTCGAGTGGCAATGAAGTTTGGGCTATCGGAACGTCGGGTGCGAGAGATTGTTGGATGATTTACGAAGCCTTGCAACGGATTGAACGAGCAGGTTTCACCATTCAGGAATGCAATGGATTACTCGCGGTTGAACCCGCACACCAGCTCAGTGAAGTACAGCGTCAATGGATCGAACTGCATCAGCAGGCCATCATTAGACAGTTGCAGGCGAAACGCAATGTTGATGTTTTAGCCATCATGGATGCGTTTCAAGCAGATGTTATGAGTTTTACTGGCCGACCGGGCAACGTCGGCTCTCGAGGAGACGCCGCATGACTCCCATCCCCTCTGATGGCTATCACCATCCCAAGTTGATCCACCCGGTGCCCGCCGACGATTATTTCTATTGCAGGGTCTCGCCGTTCCGGCATTACGCGGCGGGATACGTCGAGGAGCTGATGGATTATCTGTCAGTGCTCACGGATACCGAAGTCAACTTCTCTCAATCGAAAAGAGCATCGCCCATGACTCTTCTTCCATTGGAAGCCACAGAACCGCCATCGTATTGGGATTGGCTCATGGACTGTCAGGATTATCACGATCTGGAGCTGCTGCTGGATGCGACGGGCAATTTGGATGCAGGACGATGAGCGGTAAACCCGGTATGACTAAACTCTGGGAAGCTTGGAGAGCAACCGGGTGCAGGAAATCGGCAGCATCACCCGCGACGGCCCGATGCCCTCGTGGAGCCATCCCGCTACCGAACCCAAACGCCGGGGCTTCCGGCAGGAAAACTGAACCCATGACCCCCGAAACTCGCAAGACCCTGCTCGACCTGATCGCCGAATACAGCAACAGCCTGGAGCGCATCCAGGGCGAAAAAGACCTGCTCAAAGCCATCGAAGCCCGCGCCGTGGTTGAGTGCAATGTGGCGCTCAAGCCGTTCAAGACCGTCGCGACGGCGTATTGGGCCGACAAGACCGCAACCGCACGTCAAGACCTCGAAGCGATCCTCGAAGCGATCCTGGACGTGTTCGAGGTGGTGCGGGGTCTGGAGGGTGACCTGAAATGAAACGCGGGAATGCCCAAATTTCGCATCCTGTAGCACCAAACGGCGATTTTCCAAGCGCGGGAATACCAGAGTGGCACCCCACCCATGAAAACGCCTAAAAACGCCTCTGCGTCGGTTAATCACTGGGCGTTCGTTGCCGTGTCACGCCGCCCGGCGCACGTCGCGCATCTGTGGGTCGATGCGCTCGGTTCTGGCTGGAAGCGAGCGATATGTGGACACTTCCCTGGTGACTATCGGGATGACCGGAGCCTGATTAGCGCAACCGGCGAATTTCGCAAATGCCGTGACTGCATTCCGCACGAGGTGCAGCGCGGATGACTATCAATGCTCGCAATCCGGCCTTCTTCCCTGTCGTGGTCGGCGTGGCCCTGGCCGGACACTGCGAGCGCCCCTACCCCGCTGGCCGACCGGGCAAGTCGGCTCCTCCTGTTGGTGGTGTTGGATTCCCGGCGCGTCGCATCCACCTTTTGGGATGCGCCTGGCTTTTTCCATCATAGATGATGAGACATGAAAACTATTATCAGTCTTCCGGAGTCTTGCCATGCCCAGCAAAGGATTAACCGAACGCCGCCTGGGTGACCAGCGCACGGTGCTGGCGGCCATGCCTTTGGGCCAGGCCGTGCCCGCCGCATACCTCGCTCAGAAAACCGGCTTTCACTCCAACCAGGTGGGCGCGCTGCTTCGCAATGCACTGCGCGAAGGCCGGGTGGAACGAGCTGGGACGCGATGCATGAAGATCGGGAAAAACTGGCAAATGACGCCGGTCTGGATTCGCAGCGAACGCCTGGCGGCGCTGCATCCGATTCGGCCACCGGTGACTGGACTGAATCCCGAAGACCTGCAGTGGATGGCGTATTGGTCGGAGCGCCGGCGCGAACGCGAACGCCGGCAACTGAGATTCCAACAACGGGAGGCGTTATGCCGCTCTACCTGCAACGTTTGACGGAAACTGCGACCCAGCCCTTGCGTGCCACGGACGGCGCGGCGGGTCTGGATTTGTACGCCGACGAAACCATCACGATCCCGGAGTATCGTCGGGCCTGGGTTTCGACCGGGATTGCTGTAGCGGTTGCGCCGGGCTATTGCGGGCTGGTCTGGCCGCGCAGCGGATTGGCCGGGAAGGGTCTGGATACCTCGGCGGGGGTTATCGATAGCGACTATCGCGGCGAACTCAAGGTGCTGCTGGTGAATGGCTCGCATGAGCGCAAGACCGTCCACGCCGGCGACCGGATTGCGCAGTTGCTGATCGTGCCGGTGGGAATGCCGAACGTGATCGAGGTGGACGCGCTGCCGGCAACGGAACGGGGTGAGAATGGTTTTGGATCAACCGGAACTTAGGCCGCCAAGAGCGCGCGCAAAAACTGGCAAGGCTACGTTGCCTTACTTTTTCAGCAAAATGCCTAGAATCGAATGGTAGGCGGTTTTAGAGGCATTCTTGAAGGAACTTTCAGGAGCAAAACTTGAATGACCCAAGACACCCGCAAGACTTTGGTGGAAGAGAGAGATATGTAATGGCCGAAATGACGATGATTGAAGATGCTAATGGAAACATTATCTGGGAATGTAGCGATTGCAAAAGCACAATGAAAGACAAAAAAGGATTCGATGATAAAACGAAGTGTCCAAAATGTAGCTCTGAAATAACGAAGTTTTACTTTTTATACGATGAGGATGGAAACTATGAGGATGGAGATAGAGAATGAAAGCGACTCTTGAATTTATCATCCCTGATGACGAAGCAGAATTGCAGGCCGCCGTTCATGCGATGGATCAGTTGGGTTCGATTCGTGATTTTCATGAACGACTGCGGGTATTGAACAAACATGGCCATAGGTTTCAGACGACTGAAGAAGCAATCCAGTCGCTGTATTCAGATTATTGTGACATGATGCAGACATACCTATAAGTTGTTTTTAGACGAAGTAAGACAGAGAGAAGAGAAAGAATGCCACTCTACCTTAAGAAACTTACGGAAACAGCGACAACGCCGATTCGGGCCACCGATGGTGCGGCGGGTTTAGATTTATCTTGGAGTGGAACCATGATTTCAGACGAATTGATTTGTCCCATTTGCGACGAATGCCGCGACCATCCTCAGCCGTTTTTGAATGACGAAGGCCGTTGGGTGTGCGGTGCGTGCTGGTTTGAGTGTGGGATGGTGGTGGATATGACGCCGAAGCCAGAGATTGTGGAGGAGGTGACGGAATGAGCGATACTGAGCTATTAGATTTCATGGAACAACAACGATGGATTCCAATTCCGTTGTTTCGCGCCCGTGCAACGACTACGCCCAATCAATGGGTTGATGAATTTGCCGGATGGGTCATTACCGGATCGGAACAGTCGTATCCGACCCTTCGTACTGCGTTGATCGCTATGGCCAAAGTAAAACCATGAGCGCGTCTATCACGTCGTTGGGCATCACTCGCGCTGCATCCTACTGGTATCCGACGATGCTGGCCGAGGCGGCGGGCGAGATTGGCGAGAGCAAAGCAGCGGAATTGCTAGGCCTGAATATCGTCGAGTATCGAAATCGGCGGTTCGATGCGATTCAAGCCGTCCTGCAACTGATTGAAAACCTGCCATCGCCTTTGGTCTCGATCATCCAAGTAGTAGATCATCAGCCGGGGTTTTTCAATGATTAAGATTTATCCGGTCTCTATCGAGGCTTTTGATGATAATCATCAACTCGTTTTTAACCTTAGTACGTTTGATGCACAATCCGCGACGCTAAAAGTAGATGCCACTATCACCAATGATAATGTCGATGAGTTTTGTACTTCGCTGAAGCGCGCACTCATCCTGTTGGATTTGGGGAATGATAACAATGAAGATCAATGTGAAGAAAAATCAGAATGAGCGAATCCGCGCCCTCCTATATCTCTTGCGCCAGTGGCAATAACGCTTTTACCGATTGCCTGGTAGTCGCGCGTGGCGATTTGATCCGATTGATTGGCCATAGTGAGATGGACTTTACGCCCTTGGCCGCCCGCAATCTTGCGCTCAAAATTCTGGAATTGGTCGGCGATGACACGTTGCCGAAGTTCCTGTATAATGACGTGAAGTCTTTGCGGCGGGTGCGTAAAGTGGGCGGAAACTTTCAGCATAGCGGAACACTAGTATCGGAGTTTCACACAACGAGCGGCGAGTGCCGAGTGGTCATCGAGTTCGATGAGCCGGTGCAAGGAATGCTGCATATCTACCGGCCCGATCAGGTGGAAATCATCAAGAATCCGCCCACGCCATTGAACAGTGGTGATGAGATTGTAGACGCGGTGCGGGAGCGGCTGCTAGAGCGTAGCGTAACGGGCCAGCGGAAATATGGCGCCAAAATGACGCGGGATGACCTGAGCTTGAAAGATTGGCTGATGCATCAGCAACAGGAATTGATGGACGGAGCGCTGTATGCGGAAGCGGCGCTACGGCGATTGGATCGAATGGAGGATGATGGCAAATGAATCCTTTGCTGGCCCGTGGCGTGCCGCTGATGGCGCATCCCAAATTGTCACGCGCAAAAATCAACGAACATATTGAGGCGCTGGAACCCGCGTTTGAGCGGTTTTGGATCAATACGCCAGACCGAATTTGTGCGGCGCTGGCGCAATTTGCGCACGAAACGGGCGGGTGGCAATGGCTGCGGGAGTTGGGAAGTGCGCGCTATTTTCAGCGGTACGAAGGCCGCAAAGACCTCGGCAACACGCAGCCGGGCGATGGCCCGCGCTTCCGGGGCCGGGGCTATATTCAACTGACCGGACGCACGAACTACGAGCAAATGCAGCAATGGTTTCCAGATATTCCACTGATGGAACAGCCGGAACTTGCGGAACAACCGGCTTGCGCCGCTTTCTTTTCCGCGCAGTGGTGGCAATCCCGTGGGCTCAATGAGTTGGCCGACGCTGGGAAGTTCCAAACCATCACCCGTCGGATTAACGGCGGATTGAATGGATTGGCAGATCGCGTGCAGCGATACAAGCATCTCAAAGCACTGGCCTATGAAGTCGCTCGACAACAAAAATAAGGCTTTGGTGCCGGACGACTGGATCGCTTTAGGCTGGGGTTCGGTCGGCGGCGCACGGCTCAGTCATGTCTGGCGCTATCACCCGCGCAATGGATTGTTGCAATCCGCGTGTCGGGCAGTCTTGCGCTATGGCAATGCAATGGAATTGTTGCACGCCGAAACCGAGCAACGTTGTAAAATTTGCGAGAAACGAGGTGCATGATGAAAATTAACTGGACTCAACCTTCAACGCTACGTGGAATTGCGATGGTCATCGCCAGCGTCATTGCGACGATCCTGCAACTGCGAGGATATGGCGATCATACCAGCGAAATCAATACTGCCACGGAATCCGTGATTACGGCGGGCATGGCACTGTCTGGATTGATCGGAATTTTCACCAATGATGCGCCAAAATGAGGATTATCCCACACCCAGACGCAACGACTCTGGAAGTTTGGCTGGTCGGACTGCTCTTTATAATTGGCGTCATCGCCTTCTTTTTCGCTTGACGTGCCGAAATGATTGTTAATCCGCATCCTGATACCATGACCGCGCAAGTTTGTCGATGTGAACCGCTGGCGCTGCGCGCAACCATCAGCGAACAGGGCTGGATTGCGCTGGAACGGGATGGCGGGCAGAGTCATCTGCTGGTGCGTTCCGATGAATGGCCCGCGTTCGCCAAGTTGATTCACGATCTGAATACATTGTTACATCCAATTGAGGAGAAACGCGCATGTTCTTTCGCAAAAGGCATTTTGTGCCCGTACTGGTGGAAGTCTGGTTAGCCGGTCTGCTGTGGTAATGCCTGGTTTCGGCCAGCTTGTACTGCTTACCGGTCTGCTGTGCTGGCTGATGCTGCTGATCACTTTGATCGTGCTGAAATGGATCGGCATGTTGGGACTTGGGTTTGTCTGGATAATGGCTATCGCCATCCTGGGCGCTCTGGTTTATGCGCTGATCTTCAACAAGGTGTTTGATCTATGATGACCGAAGTTGAGCAAACACTATGCGCTGGCTGATGGAGATCATAGTGCCTGTAGTGCTGTTCCTGTGCGCGCTTGCGCTGATCGCTCTGCTGTTTGGCGCAGTCGTGCGGTATGCCTGGAGCGGGATGGAAGTCTGGCACGCTCAAAAGACGCTGGCCATTTCGTATGATGTGCGATAAGCCACTGGACAAGACCACATGGCGCACTTCATGGGGTGGTCGCCTCGTCGAAATTATGATTTCCGCGCCGTGGTCATCGTTCGATCTGGCGCTGAGCGCGATCCTGATTCTGCGTGGGGCGTACATCCTCATTGCGTTCGAGTTCCTGGAAGTCACCGCTCCACAAGAACCCTCGAAGAACCAAAATATGATTACGAGTATGAACGCAAGGGAGTCAACAACGTGTTTATGGTGTTTGAACC